TCGTCTACTTCTTTAAAATAAAAATTATCATCAATGATAAATTTAGTACATTTATTTTTCACAAAACGAGAAATCCTCATTGTCATTCTAGTCCTTGAAACTTTTGTATATGCCTCAATAAATGCCCTATCATAAAATTTTACTTTTAACCAAGAACATAGTTTGAGAGAATTTATTGGTTTAATAAATCTATATTCTGGATTTTCTTCCCAAAATTTCTTTACAAATTCATAGTCCAATCCGAAATTTTTTTTAAAAGTTTTAATTATTGTATTTTGAGAATCATATAGAAAATAAGGGGAATATAACATATTATCATATTCATTGTAATCTTGGGAAAACTTTTCGATGTTTTTATTTTTATTTGCCAATGTAAATAAATTTATAATTTGTTGTCTATTTTTTTCCGTTCCAAAATTATATAATCTATAATTATTTATATTTCCCTTACAATATAAAGAAAAAATAGGAAATTGCTCAGGTAACCCAAACATTTCAATTGGTTCGTTACGAAAATCTCTTTCTAAATAATTTTCCATGCCAGGTAATAAGGAATAAGCTTCTGCAAGACAATAATTATGTAATCTTTGGAAAATCAAACAAAAAGAAATAGAGCACCCCATTCTTAAACATTCCCCTGATCGAGAAAGAGCAGCTTCAGCGTCACTTTTGTAAGAAGTACAAGGAAGAGATAAATTAATTTCTTTCGTCTTTTTGATTTTTGGATAGAGCATTTGACCATTAAATGATAATAATGAAACAAATTCCATGAAAAATGATTGACAACTTGTTTTCCTATTACTATCATTGTACCCATGAAATTTCATAAATAATTTATAAAGAGCCCTATAATTCTCTAATTCTGTTTGTTCCTCAAAACAAATAATTTGAACATAATCATCTGAGTGTTCCATATGAAAAACTTTTAATTTTGTTTCAGGATAGAGAATTTTCCAAATTTTTTCCATATAATAATTACAACTTGAAGCTTTAAGAGAAGAAGCATAATTAAACATTCCCTGTAAGAAGTTTTGTGTACTTTTTAATTGTGGTTTCTCTAGAGAGATTTTGTTTTGGTTATAAATATTTGCAAGGTATTCATTTTTTGGTATAACTTTTTCAAGTAATTCAATTGGAATATTTATTTTTTTATCAGCCCACAA